TTAACTAAGAGGTCCTTCGTTCTTGATTCTAAATTTTCTATCTTTTAACGAAATAACATTTGATGTATCTGTTTTAATAGCTAGTGTACCTTTTTCTAAATAGCAATACTCTTCGATTTCATCAGGATAACAGCCTATATCCTCTGAAATCTGAGATGGAGTCAATACATTATTGTCTAAAAGTAAATTAATTGCCTGCTTACACATAAATGGTCTTTCAATCGGAATTTCATTATCCAAAGGTTCTTTTCTCCAATAAACACGCCTCGTCATTTGATCCTTTAAGTATTTAATCTGATTGTCAGATAAAATCCCTAAAGCATCACACCTATATATCATACTACTAATAGATGCTTTCCATTTACGTTTTAGTTGAATAAAATGGTCAATTGATGACGAAAAAACATCTTTAGAAAAACTTTCTTTCGGCATTAGAAATGCACCCGCAAATCGATTTGCCTCATCTTCAAGTTTATCCTTAATGGTTTTTTTCTCAAAATCTTCACTACTATAATAATCTGCATGCATTAGTAAATGACCTAATTCATGTGCAATATCAAATCGAATTCTTGCATTTGTATTTTTATCATCATTTAGAAAAATATACGGCTTATTATTCATCCATACAGAAAAAGCATCAATTTTCTGCAATCTCAAACTAATTTTTGAAACATATATGCCATTCTTTTGAACTTCAACCATTAAATTACCAATAGGTCCATTTCCTAAGTTCCAGGCTTTTCTTAGAGCTGTTGCATACATCTCTATCGTCTCATTATCAAGAGGATTTAAATCTTCATCCTCATATGATACCTTTGGAAAATTCAGTTTCGGAAGATTTACATATTCCTCTATATAATCTACAATTTCACAGAATATTTCCATTTTTTCTTTAGCAGCATTTTTACATTTTACTTTTGCTGTTCTATTACTTCTAAAAAACACAACGCTACTTGCGCTTTCATTCTGAGGCGATGGTTTGTAAAAAAAACTCACTGGATACCTCAGCACCTTGGAAATCTCATTCAACTTACCCATACTCGGTGTTGTTTTACCTGTCTCATACTGAGAAACTAACTGCTTACTAACATCAAGTAGTTCCGCCAATTCCGACATACTCATACTCCGAGAAGTTCTCGCCTGTCTTATCCTATATGGAATCAACTTTTTATCCATAACCATCAACCTTTTTCCTTTTATCCAAACTTTCTTTTTATTAAATCCTCTTTCAAACTCGTAATATCTGGTTCAACTTCTTGTTCAAAGTTAGGCACTATTTCCATTTTAGGAATATGCAAACTCTTAATCGGTGCAATAATTCCCTTGTAGTCGCCACTTGGAACCAATATATCAAAGTGTGTAATTCCAACATTTTCATTGTATCCATAGGCAAGAATAGCATAATTTTTTACGCTCTTCAAGTGGGAAGTATCTGTATCCGAAAACTCCAACTGAATCTGTGGGTCATCCTTTGCATTAGCTCTTGCCAACTCTTTTTTATAATTAGCTAAACTTAAAAGCTGTCCTCTTTTTTTTGTAATTCCTATGTTTAAAATAAAATTTTCTGTTTCCAAAAATAATGTTTCATATTTAAAATTATTTGTTTTGCAAAACTGTGTAGAATATAATGCATCCGAACGAAGTGACCCAAGATAAATTTGTCTCTGTACTGCATAGGTTCGAAGATGACCTAAAACTGTTTTACTATTCTGCAACTCAAAAAATTTTTTATTTTCACTGCACATTCTTTGATATGCCTCCATCGAAACATACAAATTTGTAGCCAACGCCTTAATAAGTGCAGAATTAAAATCTGCTTCAAGTTTCTTTTTTATATCCATCAAACCACCTCTTTACTGTTTTTATATCAATTATTTTATACGATAATATATTTTTCGTCAAGTTTATTTTATTTGAATTTATTTTTTATAAATAACAATTTCTAATTTATATTATCTTGACTAATAATTTAGTCCTCTATATACTAAATTTGATAAAATAAATTATGTATTTAGGAGATGATAAGTATGGCTAAAACTATTTCTCTATTTAATAATAAAGGTGGCGTAAGCAAAACAACCACAACATTTCACCTTGGATGGAAGCTTGCTGAAATGGGTTATAAGACTCTAATCGTTGATACTGATCCTCAGTGTAACTTAACCGGCCTTTGTCTTAACTCTGACAAGGAAAATAAACTCTTAAATTTTTATCAACAAAACAACTTTAGTATAAAAGATTTTTTATCACCAGTCTTAGATGGCGGTTTGGAGCCATTGACAGCTGCAACTTGCTATGAATTTGAACATAATAAAAACCTATTCTTACTTCCCGGACATATCGAGTTTTCTAAGTATGATGCTACATACAGTATCGCTGAAAATTTGACTGGAGCCATTACAATGTTCCAAAATGTCCCTGGTGCATTACGAAATCTTCTTCAATTAACTGCCCAAAAATATCATTTGGACTATATTTTAATCGATATGAGCCCAAGCATTACCGCAACTAATGCAAATATTTTGATGGAAAGTGATTATTTCATTTTGCCTTGTGCTCCTGATTATTTCTGTTACATGGCAATAGAATCTCTGGTTAGCGTATTTGCACAATGGAATGCAATCTATAACAATTTAAAAAATAATACTATTTTTAAAAATGCCACTTATAAATTGAATAGCGCCAATCCCAAATTTATTGGAACTATTCAGCAACGTTATAGACCTAGAAACGGCTCTCCTGCTAAAGCTTTTTCAGAATGGATTAATGATATTAACACTTTGGTAGAAGAAAAATTAGTTCCTGAACTAGAAAAAAATAACATGATAGTACCTAATTTAAAAAAACATTGTAGCGAATTATATAACTTAATTAACATTGCCGATTTCAACAGTTTAATTGCACAATCTCAGTCCAATAATACCCCCGTATTTTTGTTAACAAAAGAACAGATTCAGGCACAGGGTAAAGTTTGGGACAATATGAAAGCAAATAGGGATGATTTCAATAAAACATTTAAAGAACTAGCCACGCGTATTATTGAATTAACTAATGAACCCACTTAATCATCTACAAATTGTAACCGAATTTCTTCCTCTGAGCTATCATCTCCCCCTCGCCATCCAACTTTTCTACAAAAAATAAAGGGGCGGATGCCCGCCCCCTACCATTTTCATGACCTCACGAAAAAGCTCATTTCTTCGTCAGCACTGCCACATTTCCCTTACTGGTAACACTATACCCGATAGCATCCGCCACATCCCGAATTTTGATATAATTTGTCCCATCCTTCAAAATCCGTTCCACGGTATGCTCCTTCCCATTGATAATCATTTTGCATTTTTCTACCACTTCATCATCCCCCATTTCGTATTTAAAAACATCCTCGACCAACAACCAATGCGTGAATTTGTTGCACCGCAGCGGGACTTCACGCACACCGTAAGCACTGCCGTCAGCGGCTATGTAGTAGGGGTAGCCATTCTTCATGCCAGTGTACACCCCGATATGCCCCTGCATCCAGACCAACGCCCCGATGGGTGCTTTTTCGATGGTGGAAATGGGGTTGATTTTGGTTGCCCTTGCCTTCCACTGGCCCGAACCGAGCGTCACGCCACACGCCCACGAAATCAGACCGCTGCAATCCACGCAGACCTTGCCGATTTTATCCCTATCACTCAGCCAGACCATTTTCCCGTAGGTATTTTTCAGAAATTTATAGTTCTGCTCCGTCATAACCTTGCCCTTCATACCGTAAACATAGGGCGTGCCGATTTTGGAACGGCAGAAGGCTACCAATTCTTTTCCTGTCATTTTTTTCGCCATATAATCACCCCTTTACAAGCTCTCTGACCGTTTTATTTTCCTTCAGCAGCTTTCGCATTTCCTCCAGTGCCTCATCCACCCACAGGGCGAAGGTGTCGAAGGATACCGCCATAGCCAATGCAGGGAACCGCTGGATAAATAAATCATAGGTCTGCCGCAGCTTCAGCTTGCCTGTGCCGCTCCCCAGCTCCGCCTCTGCCTGCGTGACCGCCCACAGCAGCCATTCCTTTACCCTTTCTCTCTGCTCGGATGTTGGCATTTTCAGAAATCGCCCGATAAACACACCGACCATTCCTGCAACCGCCATCAGCGCAACCACCAGATACCAATTTTCCATTAAAAACATTATTCAATCTCCTTCCCTTCCTCTCGCCGCTTCCTGCGTTCCGCCTGCTCCACGCCTTTATCGTACAGCTTCATCAGACCACAGATGCCTAATTCTGTCCCAAATACACGATGCGTACTGTCAACCACAGCACTCACATCATGGTCAAATGCACCTAAATACCATGCCCGCAATCGTGATTCCTGCGCAGAATACCAACGAATAAATCACAATGCTGGACATGGTATCATCGTTTATCTTTGGTGGAAAACGAATCCGTCTGCGTTTTTTCATCATAAACCGCCACCGTTCAGCAGAAACCCGATTGCCGCACCGACAACCACCGCAATCCCCTTGTCGACCAGTCCATCCCAACGCTTTGCCGGCTTAGAAACCAACTGCTTCACATCGTCCTTGATTTCTCCGACATCCGTCTTGATGTGTTCTTGTTCATTTTGCAGGACCGAAAACGCATTTGTCAGCTCCTCAAGATTGTCCTGCCGCTTCTCCATGCGGTCAATGCGCTTGTGTGCGGACTTGGTGCTATCCAGTGCCTCCTGCACCATTTTTTCAATATTTTCCATACTATCATCCTCCTTTCCTAACCCTGCACCTGTGCCGCTGTGACATGGTGCGGATTGTTCGTATCATTCAAATGCGCCTGCAATGCCGCCATGACCGCCGCTGTCCCGACTGCCGCAGACGATGCGAGCGAACCGCTTTTCACGCCACTGGTAACGGATGCCGCAAGCGTGGGAATGAAATCCCCCAGTTCCACATCGTTGTACTGCTCCAAAAGGCAATCCCATTCGTAGGAAATAACCTTCGCCCGTTTCCGAAATCCCATTTTGGTATTGGTAACCGTTACCATATCTCCCAGAAAGACCTCCTCCAGAACAGCATACTCCCGATATTCCACCGTCTTTTCCAGTGCCACAAAGTCCACCTTGATATTGATGCTTGGGATATCACAGCCGCCGTCAAGCAACGCCTGTGCCTCCTCCTGCACCTCGGAGAGCGTCTTATTTTCGTCCTCTAGGGTGTAAATCTTCGGGTAGATATAATCGCCCAGATGGGGACTGTCGAGGGTCGCAGAGCCATTCTTGCCGTAGCAGACAATGCGTGTTTTTACATTGGATTCATCCTCTGTGACCGCAAGCCCGACAAGGTTTTTCCCGTAGCGGATGGAAACACCCCTGTCCTGCCCCAGTGCCGCCTTGACGGACACACGAAAGCCATCACGCAGCAGCTCGCCGCCGTAGCCCTTGACAAACGAGGTTGCTTCGTCATCGTCCGATAACAACGCCTGTACGGGATTCATACGCCCCGTTGTGAGCGTCCCTGTGATGGAAATATCCGTATCAAAGGAAAAGGGCATGGGATAGGCAAACGCCGCCTGTAATGCCGCCAGTGCCGCCGTAGCCGTACCGCTGTGTGTGATAGGCTTGCATTGGTTGTCCAGCAGGTCATAAAAAATATGTCGCGCGTTGACCGCAATCTCCTTCATGGTTGGTTTGACGTAGTAAATGCGGAACGGCTGTTTCCCTCTTGGCGTGGAGGCGTAGAGAATCCGCCCGCGCTCGATGCGTTTCCACTTGCCGCCCTCGTCATACGGGTGCTTCATCTCCAGCTCATACGCTCCGTTCAATTCTTCCTCTACAATACAAGAGCCGGGAACCAATGTCCCCAGCCCGATTGTGTCAAATGTCTTTGCCGTTTTTTCGTGAATGGTAATCATAACATCACTCCATCATTCCAACCAATTCCTGATACTGCTCCTCTGTGATGCGGTTCGCCATCAGGAATACGTCTAATTTGTTCATCATGTCCTCTTTGTCGTATGCACCTCTGCTAATCAGTTTTTTCAGTCTTGCGTATGTCATAGCTATCTCTCCTTTCAAATTTCCAGTTCCTTCATGCAGACCAAATAGTCTACATTGATTGCTGTGTCTAAAATTGCCTGTTCTGTTTCTGTCAACTGTGGTTCTGATTGTACATCTACCCATTTACCATCAATATACTGCCTACCAAGTACGTCCAAATTTGTTTCTACAAAATTCGTATAGCCATCTTTTGTACTCGATAGCATCACACAAATATTTTTTTCATTTAAAATTGCATACATTTTTATCACCCCACTTTAATACATAATTTTGTATACCATATCAGAACCAAACGCTCTAATATAAGGGATGTTGTCAACTTTAACAATTGTACCAAAAGAAAAATAACCAGAACCTCTTGATTGTGTCATTGAAACCCTATCTAGTCTTGGACATTGTGACAAGAAAGCATTACTCGATGCTGTACCACCATAACTTTTAATCGTCCCTGCTTGAAACAAATTTTCCGTTACAATCCTTTTTAATGTGCAGGCTTCTATCTCAAGATTATTGCAGTATGCTGTTCCGCCGCTGCCACAATACAAATAAACATCCAGAGGGGACTGATATGCTTGCCCTATTTCTAGTACAAGTTCTTGATTAACGTAGGCATCCATTCCGTTGTTGAAATAGTCTGTATAATATGTTCGTTTTCCATTATAGTAGAACTCAACTTTTACGGAATTTCCTTTAAACTTACCTTTTATAATCATTTTTGCACAACCATCAGGTAAATTGATTGTGCCAATACGCACAGGTACATCATACGGAGCACTCGTTTCTTCGTTTTGTAAAAGAACGAATTTTTTCGCTACAGTTTGTACAAGATAATCATCTGGTCTGTACAATGGAATCGTGTTTTTCATATTTTCAAGAATCGCATTTTCTTTCCCAAACACCGTTGTATCTCCGCTATCCCCAGATGTACCAATCAAATCCAAAACACCCTGTACAGAAGCGTTTGCCAGCGCTTTTTCAATCAGCCCCTTCAAATCGGTATCCATATATTTTGCCAGATACTCCACGCCCTGCCAAAAGGTTGTAACATTTCTTGCATCCGCAACTGCTCCTTTCTTGCCAAAAGAGGAAACCATATCTGTCATTAAGGCGTATGCTTCATACAAATTTTGGAATAGCAGCACCAGTGTGCCGTATTCATTCGAGGATTCCATAGAGCTGTTCCCTAACAGTGTTTTTGTCACGTTGATTTCAAATATCTGCGTGGACAAAATCTCTGTGTTGTCCTTCCAAACGGAAATCTGTGCTTGCAAATGCCCCATCCTTGCCAACGCCTCTGTTGTCATCAGAAACTCGCATCTGCCCTCTTTGGCATTTGTAATTACGCCATCGTTCCAAATCTCTCCGCTTTCTTCGGGCTTTGCCATAAAAATTTTCACTTCATGCCCCGTCAAATCCAATGGCACGCCATTATTGAATAGCGAAACATCAAGATACCGGCTGTTGTTATCCGCCTGCACCGCTGTGATAATATCAGTCGGCTTTTTGTTCACATCAATTTCCAGCCGATTATACGTTTTTGCCATTTTTCTCACTCCTTCCAAAAAATCTGCATCAAAAAAGCACATCCGTTTCATTTTCAGATGCGCCTTTCTTGACAGAATATCTTTCTTTTGTTATCATAAGCATAAGAGAAGGATTGCCACCTTTCGCAGGGCGGCTAGTCCAAGTAGTTGGTTTTAGCCGTCTAACTTCGCAGGTTAGGCGGCTTTTTCATTATTTCTTGTTCTGAAACAAGGAAATAACTCCGATGATTACTAAGCAAAAAGTAAATAACCCTTCGTATGTAACCATAAGCGTCACCTCCTTTACGGGAAGTGACTAACCGCCAGTTGGCAATCCTTCATTTATACCATACCATAAATTTCATTTTTCGACAACTACAGCCATCTCCAACGGGGCTGTATTTTTATTTTGCTGACATTCCCCGTCCAACTGATTTCGTTTTTCCCGACCTCAAATCTCGGAAACTCCACACCGCCGTATTTGCCGTTTTGGTTGGTGTTCCCCTTGAACACCTCCATCATTTCGCTGTCAATGGTGATGCTTTCCTGCACATTCCGCAGCGGATAGGAATTGCCGTTAATGTTCAGCGTGATATCCCCACTGCCGTAAACCGTAATCAAAGGCTCACTGTAGACTGTGCCGCTGTTGCGGATGGTGGTCGGGGCGGTCAGCTCCAAAGCATCCCCTGCGGCATTGACACTGTATTTGAAGGGCTGTGTATCCAGAACGACCTGAAATTTCTGGAACACACGCATCATCTGAGCGATGCTGATTTTATTTGCAATCATCACGCGGTAAACCTTATCCGGTTCTGTTGAAAATGTCATTTCTCCGCTGCCGACAAGCCATGCTGCGACTTCATCCAGCTTTGCACGCTTAATCAGCGCACATTCCATCGTCCTGTCATAGCTTTCATAAACGCCTTCATCTGTATGCAGAGAACCGTTTCGCCCCGCTACGGTAATGCTCTCTACTCGCCGCTCCGCACGCACCGTTTCCGGCATAGCGGTCACAATGACCCCCATCTCTCGGCTGTCAACGCCTTTGAATGTAAACCATGCCTCATGTATCATTTGTTACCACCCCTTCCTGTGTCCTGCTGTCTGCGGAGAAACTCAATCTGCTCTGCGACAACTCTTGCTTCTCTTTCGCTATTCACACTGTCGATATGCACATTGATGTCCCCGTAGGTGTAGGTCTGAGATTTACTGATGCCGCCTGTTGCCGTTTCCACTCTGGGCGGACGTGCAACTGCGTCCATGCTGTTCTGTACTGTGCGCATGACCGATTTCATTTTATCTTTGATGCCGATTTCGTAGCCCTCCATGGAATACTCGCCGAAGCCTTCAAAAACCTTAGAGGGCGAATGAATGTCCAGTTTAGCCTTCGCCTTCGCAATCGCCGCCGCTACCACTTCCGCAACTGCCTGAATTACGCCACTCCTTCCGTTCTCAATACCATCGGCAAGTCCTGCCATCATCATTTCGCCAATATTGACATATTCAACACGAAAACCCGTCATAACCTCGACAAGCCTCATTTCAAGTGCCTGCACATATTCCGTCAGAACAGGCTCCTGCGCCTGCAAAGAGGCAACAATCTGTTGCATGGTTATCCCCTGCGTATTTTGGCTTGCATTCGCAACAGCTCCGGAGACAGCACTTGTGGCATCCGTTTTACCGCCGGCAGCCATGCCTTCCGTAAAACTTTTTGCCGCTTCTGTCCCCGCCTGATACAGTTCATCCTTGACCTCTCCGAGGGTCTGCGGCAGCTTTTCGGTGTAGTTCTGTTCCAGTGCATCAAATTCGCTTTGATAGAATCTTTTCGCCGCATCTGCCGCCAACTGCTGTTTTTCTTCGTATTTTTGGATGTATTCCTGCAATTTCACATCAGACATACGAGAGAGCTTATCCATGTAGTCCAGTGCATCATCCACGCTCATTGCGGAGATTTCACTCATTAAGCCCCCGGACAAGCCTTTTGCCTGCATTTCTTCAATCGCATTGCTGTATTTCTGAATCTTTCTGATTTCGGCATCCAGATCCCCAAGCTGGAATATCTCCTTATCATCCTCCGTTTTCACGCGTTCAAACAAAGAACCGTAGTCGGCCAGTTTTTCCTGTAAGCTGGTTTGCTTGCTTTCAATCTTGGAAAGTGCCGATTCATATTCCTTCTGAAAGGTCTGCAACGCAGAAAGCCGCTCCTTCAGCTTTTTCTCCTCTGCTGTTTTTGCGGCATCCTCCTGTTTTTTATTCCAGTCGTTTTCCAGCTTTGCAATTTCTTCCTGTATCTTCTGCCGATTCTTCTTTTCTGCCTTTTTCAGTTCCGCACGCTTTTTCGCAAGGTTGCTCTTGTATTCCTTTAATTCCTCGGCGGCTTTCTTTTCCTCTGATTTCTTCTGCAAGGCTTCAATTTCGCTGTTGGTTTTCTCTAATTCGCTTTTCAGCACATCCCCAACCTTACGGGCAGTCTGCTGTGCGAAGGCTACCATGGAATCCATCCCCTCTGCCGCCTCTGCAATGTCCTCTGCCATCTTTTCAACTGCTTCGACCGCCTCGCCTGTGCCATCCTCGATGCCGACAGCAACGCCGGCAGGAATCTGTTTGCCGACCTCATCACGCATGACGCGGGAAGGGGAATGAATATCAAAGAACTTTTTCAGGGTTGAAGCCGCAGATGAACCAAGTTTTGTAGCCGCTGCGACCACTTTATTGATTGCCCCTTTTGAAAGTAGACCATTTGCAAAACCCTTTGTACAATTTTCAGCAACACTCTCCATTTCGGATTCCGCTTTTTTCATTTCAATAAGCCCTTTATCCTTCATAGTTACAAGTGCATTTGCATATAGCACAGCATTTTCATCTACTCCGGCTTTCAACGCCTTCGGGACTTCCCTGCCGGCATCCGCATACGCCTGTACCGCATTCAAAAAATCATCCTTCGTGGACATTAAAGCATCCAATTCCGCCTGCCCAATATCATAACCTGCATCCTGTGCCATTTTCAATCTGGTTGCAAAATTTCTCGATGTGACTTCCAGTTGCTGATCCAACTGGTCCTTTGTTTCATCTGTCACTCTTTGCTGTTGATATACATACTCATTGAGCCCGTTTTTAATTTCTTCCAGACTGTTAGACTGACTCAAAGCCAAAAGGCTGTTATATTCATCGATGTCCTGATAGGAGCTGCGCAGGATGTCGGTCTGCTCTGTATAAAGCCCCTCCATTTCCGCAAGGTCATCCTTTACCTGCTGCAAAGCAGACATGGCTTTTGTCTGTTGGCCTGTGCTGCCGTTCATCAGCGCGTCTTGAAGCTCTTTCTCCTTTTCAATCAGCTCCTGTTTTTTTGTGGCAATATCATCCTCCAGAGTTATAAGGTTCTGCATTGCCTCTGCTTGGTTCTGGATTGCCGCCGTATAAGTCTCCTCTTTTGCGTTCAAAAGGGCATTGACACGCTTCTTTTCCATTAGCAAATCCAGATTATCAGCTGTCTGCACATACGCCTGTCCTTCCTTTTCCGTCAGAGAAATTGCATTCGGAATCACACTGTTGATTTGCTCCGCCAGAGCCTTTGCCCTGTTTTCGTAGCCATCCTTTACCTGTCCGTTTGCATCGCAAAGCTCCTGCAGCTGACGAATCAGGCTGTCTGTGTAATCCATTTCAGAAAGAGATTGATTGATGCTTTCCTGCGCCGTTTCCTTCATGCTCTTGCGTGCCTCTGCCTGCTGATTGATGGAATCTGTTGTTTCCTCCAGACGCTTTCGGAACTCGCGCATCCCCGTGCTTTCTTCCTCAGTTGCCGAAAGCAGAGAAACCAAGCCAATGGTCAATGCTGCCGCACCTGCAATCAGAAGTCCGAGCGGACACGCCGCCACCACAGCATTATAGGCAGTCTGTGCCGTAGTCATGAGGGCAATCTTTCCTGTTACCACGCCAACCACAAGCTCTTTTGCGCTCAGCGTAGAGGTCAGCAGTAACTCCGCATTTCGATTGACTGCCAAAGCCGCTGTATAAACACGCACTGCCTTTTCCGCCGCCTGCCAGCTTTTCACTACCGTAGAAAGACTTTGCACTGCCTTAAAGGTTCCGATTGCCGCCGCCGCTGTCAGCGTTACATTCTTAATCTCCTTTGTGTGTCTGAGCATAGCCGCAAGGGCGTTGATTGCCTTCGGCAGAGCCTTCACCGCCAGAGCGGTTGTTTCCTCCATGAAATGCCCTGTGCTTTCCGCAAGGTTATCCACACTTTCCGAGAGTTTTCCACTCCGCAGATTTCTTGCAACCTCATCCACCGATGTGATAGCGGTTTCCGCAGCCTCTTTCATAGGGGTTTCAAATTTTTCATAGACCTGTATACCAAGCCCTTCCAGACCACTGCCGAGAATCGTCATCTGCCCCTTGAGGTTGTCCATCTGCACATCTGCCATATCCTGCATGGCACCGCTGCTGCTCGCAATGGATGCAGAAAGATTGTCAAACTCCACACCACAACCCGCAAGCATTGCCTCCGCACTTTTCAAATCTACTTTATTGAAAATATTATTCAGTACGTTTGTTTTTTGCTCTTGGCTCATGCTTTGCATTGCAGCGTCCAGCTTTTTGAAGGTTTCATTCAGAGGATTCAGATTCCCTTCCGCATCAAATGCAGACACACCAAGGCTTTTCAGCGTTGCCGCCGCTTTATCTGTCGGTGCGGATAAGGATAAAATCATGTTTCTCAGAGCCGTACCACCCTCTGCACCCTTGATACCTCGGTTCGCCAGAACACCGAGAGCCGTATTCAGCTCTACTGTGCCGCCTGCAAGGTTCTTCGCCGTACCGCCAACGGTCAGAATTGCTTCGCCAAGCTGTGCCACGCTGTAGTTCGCCTTACTGGATGCCCTTGCCATCTGGTCTCCGAACTGTGTCAGATTGTCCGCGCTCGCCTCGATGCCCAGAGCCGCCATTGCATCTGTCGCAAGGTCAGAGGCATACGCCAAATCAAGTCCGCCTGCCGCTGCCAGATTCAGCACAGAGGGCAAAACCTCTGCGGATGTGCCTGCGTCATACCCCGCCAAGGCAAGATAATTCAAAGCCTCTGCCGCCTGTGTAGCCGTAAATTTTGTGGTTGCGCCTGCGTTCTTCGCCGCCGTAGCCAGTGTTTCATAAGCCTCACTGCCGTTATGGATTTCTGAAACGCTCATCCCCATGGTTGCCGCTACTTGCGACATGGATTCCTCAAAGTCACTGCCAACCTTGATTGCCGCTATGCCAAGCCCCGACAGCGTACCCACCGCCGCCGCTGCCGCAGAAACCGCCGCTTTCATGGCTGCCTTCATACGAGCGGAGCTTTGTTCGGTCTTATCTAAATCCTTTGACAGTGCATCCGAGCTGTTCCCCAGCTCCTGCATTTCCTGTTCCATACGGTTCATTTCCGTAGTTGTGCGGTTCATCTTGGTTTGCAGGTCATTCACGGTCTTAACCTGTCTATTGTAGGCATCCTGCGCCTTTCTGGCCTCCTCGCTGTTCTCCCCAAACTTCTGCTTGGATTTTTCCAGCTCATCCGACAGGGTTGCAAGTCTTGCCTTTGCGCGCTCGCTCTGGTTTTGCAGCAGCTTCATTTTCTCCGCCGAGGCATTGAGGGAACGCTTCAAAACATCACCCTTTGCCGTTACCGCGCCTTCACTGTTCTCCATGCCCGAAAACGCAGAAATTACGGATTTCATTTCACTGCCTAAGTTTTTTAATTGGGAATTGATTGCCGCCAAGCTCGACCGAAACGCCGCCTCGCCGTCAATGCCAATCTTTGCACCAATATCCGTTCCCATTTCGCCACCTCCTTTTTTTGCATGAAAAAAGCACCCAAATGATTTGAGTGCTTTCTGATTTCTTTGTATTTAATTTAAAAGTGTGCTTATCATTGCATCCGTCTGATACATGTCATTATCCTTGCGTGTGTATGTGTATTTTACGGCTGTGTCCGTTTCGGAATAATAAGGTACTTTACAAAGAATTGTAACCTCGCTGACATTTTTCAATTCTTTTCCTATTCTTGCCGCAAAATCTTCACTGTACATAGCCAACATTTTCTTGGTTGTGTCCTTTGAATTTTTTGTATTCCAGGTCAATTCCATCAAAATAATATAATCATTTTCCGCATCCGTTCCTAAATTTTCATTGACAAGGATATTAGAAACAGTAGCAGATTTATAATTTTCTGCACATATTGCTCTTGCACTGTTTTCTATTGTTTTCTGCTCTGTCATTGTGCTTTGCTGCGATTGATCCGTCTGCTCTCTTTCCGTTTCTTCCAGTCCATCAGCGTAGCCATTATCCATCATCATAGACATAGCAATCTTTTCAATATAATCTTGACCGCCATAATAGCACGCCGGGGCTTGCAAAACATCACTGTACCCCGCATATTCCGCATAAACACACACCTTTTCTCCTACCTTTGGAACAGCAAAATATTTTTGCAGAACTTCCTCTGTAAAGCCTCCGTATTCCACGCCTAACATCATTAACAGCAAACTGGGGTCAACAATAGAAACCTCTCCGACATCCGTCTTAACGGTAAAAGAGCCGATACTCATACCTTCTTCGCCCTCCGTTACCTCACTTTCTGTTACCTCACCCTCAATCTTATACAATTCGCCTTCCAAGCCGTTTTCGCTTGCAGGCGTTGTATAAATGATTTCTGGCGGTTCACCAAAATTGGCGGTATCTACAAAGGCATCTATGTGTTCCGGATACACCTTGACCTCATTGGTTTCCTCTGTCTCTGTTTCTGCCTGTTCTGTTCCGCACCCTGCGGCAACGCCCATCATCAGGCAACCACATAATAAAACAGCCAAAAATTTTTTCATACTACCCCTCCTGTGTCATATTGTGCCATTTTTCTAAAATTTATCACATAACATGACGTATATCAAGAATATTTTCACGATTTTACACAAAGTCCATCAGCCGCCAGAATTCCGCTTCCTCCTGTGCCTTGGATTTTTTCATTTTTGCGCCTTCGTTTCTAATCTGCTCCACAGCAATCAGGTCGCACAATTCGCCAAAGGGAAGGGCATAGGCTGTCTCATAGGACAGCCCGATTTTCAATCCGTACCAGATGCACCACCCGACATCTGATTCTGTCGAGTGGTCTCCGCGTTTTTTCCTTCTTCATCTTCTGTTTCAATCCTTCTTTCGCTGCCGTCTGCAATCGTTTCAAAGATTTTAGTCTGCATATCCAGAAGGTCATCCATGCCACATAAATCATAAAGCGCATCATAGCTCAGAGGGGGCGGTGTGCTGATGCCTTCCATCTTGGCATATTTCGCCCCTGCATCCATCATGGCAGACAGCAACCAGAAGCTCTCATCCATTTTCTGCACCTCTGTCCCCTCCGTCAGCGCCTTCCCGATATTTTCCGCGCTCTCGTAGCGTTCCGAACAAGCACGCATCACGCGAGCGGAAAAGCACAGCAGATATTCCTTTTTGTTAATTTCAATTTTCGCCGTTCTCATACGTTTCTTCCTCCGTTTCCTCCGTCAGATTTACCGTTTCTTCTCCCCCGTCATGCGCGGCTGTCATGACGGCATTCATTGCTCCCCCGTAATACCGAGGAATTTCTTAATCGCCGCCTCTGCGTCCGCCTCGCTGTCCATAGGGGAGGAAATCATCTTCCAAGGGTGTCCTGCGGCATCGCTGCGCAGAATACTACCGCTGATTTCAGGTGTCCCCCATTCGACCTTTTCGCCCTGTGTGGTGAAGGTGTCGTTAGGGTTAGTCGGCTGAATCTTCGGCAATACAACCGCCTGCCACTTGGTTGCACTGTTTTTCTGGATTTTCACAACTGCGCCAAAGCCAAGGTAGGGCGTTTCCTGCTCATCATTCCAGATGTACCATTTTGCATCCTTGGTGCTGACATCCGATCCCGTCATTGCCTGCTCGATAATACCCAATACCCTCAGCATAACATCAGGCAGCAAATCATCCGTTGTCAGCGTCCATGTACCGCCTGCAAAGGTATTCGCACTCTCCGCAGGTCCATTGTCTGCATAAAGGATATTATCATCCGCGCCCTCCAGTTCAATGGAAAGCTCTACCGCCTTGCCCATCAGCGCGCCGCCGCTGTAGGTTACTGTTTCGCCTGTGTTGCTGTATTTTGCAAAATAAGGTTTACTCAAGCCAATCTTTGCCATATTTCCCTCATCCTTTCATCGTTCTTTTGATTTCCGTTTCAAATACTTTTTTCATTTCTGTCTCCGCCTTTGGCTTCGCCGTTTTCAATGCCTTTCGCACAAAGGGCGTTTTCTGAGAAAAGCTTGTACCGCTTTCCGCAATTCTGGCAATCAGCGCAAGGGGCTGTCCCTGCGGATATTTCGGCGTTTGGATATCGCTATAGCCTGTAAAGCCGACAAGCGTATCAATCCTGTCCCCCTCCGATTGGAAGGGCGCAACGCCCAGTCCCTTTGCAAGCGCCGCCTTCTGCTCGTCCGTAATTCCCTTGAGATAATGCCCTGCACTGCGGTCATTGTCGGTTGGCAATGCCTCCACAGCGGAGCGGATTTCGTCTGCGGTCACGCCCGCGCCCTCATAAAGTGCCTTTTTCGTGATACCGTCTGCGCTTTGCCGCAGCTTTTCCAGCTGTGCTATGTAGCCATCTAAGCCTGTGAAGGTAAGCTTTGCCATCAGAACACCTCCCAGACCCATTCGTAATGCGTAAAGCCTGTTTTCTCCTCATACTGCACGCTGTTTAATTCCCATGCAATATAGGGGGATGCGTCAAAAGCCGCCTCCAGCTCCTCTTTCCATGGGTCAAACTCCTGCTTGGTAAAAAGGTCTGTTGTGCCTGTAACGGCTTTCTCTGCATGGGTATCGTCCGCAGTCAAGTCATTCGTACCGTCCTCCTGCCAAACAAAATATCGGTCGGACTTCATGGTTCTTCCGTGCCGCACCGCATCCGTCACAGCAAGGTGTGCCGCTATGATATGCTCCTGCCAGCTCATGCCATCACCTCAAATTCCTGTTCGATTTTCGCAAGTGCCAGATCCACGCAGGGCGGATAAATCTCCATGACCTTCTGCACCGTATCAATGCGGTATTGCTTTCCTTCTAAAAGTGCCACATCCTGCGGAGAAACCGCCCCCGCAGCAGGTACCCGAATCACACGCACAATCTCCACCTGTGCCTGCTTGCTCTGATAAATGCGGTTAATGCCAAGTCTTTGTTCCGCAAAGCGCAGCTTTATTTTTTCTGTCAGCTTTTCCTGCGGCGCATAGCCTGCCTTTGCCGCATCGCAGACAGTGCAGATTGTCACAATCCCGTCATTGAACGCCTGCGTAATCTCATGCTTCGGTCTGTTTGGTGCTTTCCACATACTCTCTCACCATTCTTCCGTTCTGCATATTCAAAATCAATGCCATGTAGTTGTTTTCAAATACATCCAGTGCCTCATCTCTGGCGTAGCGTACAAATTCCATCATCAATGTACGGGGAATTCCGTCCGCATCATAATCCAGAACACTACCACCCTTTTCGTTCAGATATGCCATTGCGGCGGCAATAAAGCCACGAATCTTGTTATCCGTGGCTTCATCGTCCCATGTAATATTCAAATGGTTTTTGACATCCGCCAGAAGCTCCGCAGAAACACTCTGCCGCTGCATCAGGATTTTGTCACAGTGACGGTATAGGCTTTGGTGGTTGTGCCGTCAGCCGCCGTTACAGTAACCTTAACGGTATTTGCGCCTTCCTTCCACGTTGCCGCAGAGCCGTTGTCTACCTCCGCATCATTTGCCTGTACGCTGATTTCCGCGCCTGCATCAGAGGGTACTGCCGTAATGGTGTTGGTTGCGTTTGTGGTTGCTGCTGTGTAGGTTGCGGTTTCCTTCGCAAAGGCAGGGGACAGGCTCAGGCTTCCAATCTTCAAATCAGACAGAGTGGCATCATTGGAAACCTCCGCAGCAGCTACCTGCTCCACCTTATAGGTCAGAGGCTTAAGGTCTGCAATATCCAGATACAGGAAGGCGTTGTTATCCATAGGGAAACCGTTTGCATACAGCTTCACCAGATAAACCCTGTTATCCTCCAGGAACTGATACTGGTCGGAATAATCAATCTTCCCCTCCTTGCTCATGCCTGCCGCCGCAAAGTATTTCTTACCCAAACCAAGAACCGCCTCGCCTCTGCTCAGTGCCGCAGACTGGATAATTGTCATGGGATAAGGCACAACATCATTGCGATAGGTGCCATCGGGAGCCATTACCGTTGTTGCAGGCATCACCTTCTGGAAATAATCCTGCGGATTGACAATCAGAAGGACATTTTCCACCGCTCTTGCCTTCCCGTTGGGGTCTGCCGCAATCAGAGAAATCAGATTACCGACCGTTTTCACGGAAAGGTCATTTACCTTGATTTTCTCCTTTGCAGGATAAACGCCGCCTGTTACGGTAACGCCATCGCCTACCTGACGCATCATGCCGATAGGCTTTTCATGCCCATTCCCCTTGACAATGCCTGCCTCCAGACCATTCGCCAGTGCTTCATACAAAATCTGTCTAACGTAATTGTCCAGCCATTCGGGACCCAAGTCCAGCATTGCCTTGCAGACAGGCAGGAAGGCGGACAGCTTCAGCAGGGTTGCATTGACTTCCTTGAAACCGGAAAGCAGCTCCTTCACAATCTTATCCGTCAGTGCGCCCCACTGTGCCTCCTGCCGCCCGTTGGTATTCATCAGCATCTTGATTGCGCCGCCTGTGGACAGGAACCCGATATGGGACAGCAGAGGATGCTCCTCCCTCAAGTCATCGAATACGGAATCAATCACTGTCTCGGGCATCACAACATCCAGATTTGCCAATGCCTGCTTGGGGTCTGCGGCACGCATTGCCTCGCCCAGCTTCTGGTAATACTGCTTTTCCTGAGAGGTCAGCTGACGCACGCCACGGGAGGTCAGCGCCCTGCTGTCATTCTCCTGTCTGAGCTGTTCGATTTTGTCCTCATAATCCTGCTTGATGTCCTCGCCGATGCACGCCATCATGTCATTCATGGCGGCGGCAAAGCCCTCCTTGTCATCCTGCTGCAACGCTGTCTGCATTGCCTGTCTGATTTCTTCTCTTGTTTTTGCATCATTGTGTTTCATTTTCTATCACTCCTTTATTTTTCTGCATCAAAAAAGCCGTTCAGCATCGCCATGATACTGTTCGGCTCTTCCTTCTGTTTTGGTTCTGATTTTGGATCACGCTCTCCTTCTCCGGTACACGGCTCTGTCAGCTGACGCAGCTGTGCCACAAGGCTTTTCTGCATTTCAATCCTCTGCTGTACATTCAGATTTGCCTTCTGCATCACGCCTGCAACCTTGGCAGGATCTGCATCCTCCTCCGCAAATCTGTCCGCCAGACCGTATCTGATGCAGTCCTCTGCGGTCAGCCATGTTTCGTCATCCATCATACGGGATAACAGTTCTTCTGTGACCTTCTCGCCCGCCTTCTGCAAATATGCCTGCTTTCCGGCATTGTTGATGATATCCAAATCATCCGCCGCCTTCCGCAGCTCTGCGGCATTGCCATAGGAGAACATCCACATATTATGAATCATCATCAGCGCATTTCGTGGCATAATGATTTCATCCCCTGCCATGGCAATCACGGAGGCAATGGAGCAGGCAAAGCCGTCGATATAGACGGTTTTCTTCGCAGGGTGCCGCTTCAGCTGGTTATAGATGGCAGTACCCTCAAATACAGAGCCGCCGTAACTGTTGATATAAAGCTTGATTTCCGCAATATCTGCGTATTTCGCCAGCTCCTCGCGGAAGGTGTTTGCACTGGTTTCACTGCGAATCACTTCATCCGTCCACCAATCGTAGCCGTCACTTTCCACATCTCCGTAAATATAGATTTCCAGTACACCGCTTTGCTGTGCCGCCTGTTTGATTTCCCACATATTTTTCCTTTCCTTCATGCTTATTCACCCCCTTTCCCATCAATGCGGTGCATCGCACCGTCCAATGTCTCAAAGTTTTTGGTAACAAAATGCTGATTTGCCCAAGGCTCATTGATTTTCGGCATTCCTGCCGCATCCAGTACGTCATTCACACAGAACGCCGCAGAACCAATCAGCTTCTCGATATTTGCCGCATTGCCGAACAAATCGAAATGCAAAATTGCGGAGGTATCAATCTGCAAATAGGTGCCATCCTTCCATTCTGAAAAGCCGTACCGTTTGCGGTTGATTTCCTCCGAAAGCTGGTCGCAAAGAGGGTCAATGCAGGTGGTCAGCCACCTTGTCATAGCATCCTTGGAATCCGCCACATCGCCGAAAATCAGCACAGGCGGAATCAGAAACCCTCTTGCCGTGAAGTCAAAAATATCATCCACCAAAGCACGAATATCTCTTGTGGAACGCTGTGTATCCGGATTTCCGCCGACATCCTCGTATTTGTACCCGTCAAATTCCGGCAGAACCCCGTTTTCGGATGTCAGAAACGGCTTTACCTGATTGCTTAGCATCTCGCCAAAGACTTCGTTCCACCCCTTCTTGCCGTCCTTGCCGTCACCGATATTCCCTGCGTTTGCAATCTGGCTGACATGTACCTTCAGGTGTCTGCCGCTGCCCCACTCATAATTCTTCATTGCCGCCTGCACCAGTCTTATGTATGACTGATACAGCCCATCCAGTACAGGTCTGATGTCCTTATGGTTCAGCTTGAGATGCAGCACTTCGCTTTCCGGAAATGTCTTTTGATAGCTAACCTCGCCGACAACTACGCCCTGATATTCGTTTTCCTTCCATGGATGCTCTGCGGCTCTTGTAAAGCTGTCCGCAACCGCCAGATATTCCCGTCCTCCTGTTTTTCCGCCGCTGATAATCAGCACTTCATTCTCCTTGTAGAGCTGATAAATCAGCTTATGCAAAAAGGCGGTGCTGTTCTGATTCGGGTTTGGCTCTACATTCCAGAGGTAATACTCCTCGCCCCTGTTTTCCTCATGCTTTCTGTAGGTTTTGAATGTGCATTTGCCGACTGCATTTGCAATCATCGCCACACAGGTATGAAATGCCAGCTCACGAATACGGTATTCCTCCAACGCCTGCTGTAATTCCAGAGAGGAAATCTCTGCCGTGCCGCCAAGCCCCAGTTTAGATAAAATCCATCGTTTGATACTGATTCCCATTTTCTCACCCCCTTTAAAATACAAAAGCACCCATTGTCGGAATTTGTACAGGTGCGCCATCGCCAAGAACGGATTCTATTGTCATCGCCGCTACAAATGCCATGAAGGCATCATTCTTGCGGCTTTTTGCCTCGATTTTCGCATAGATAAAGTTGCCCGTATCTATGCCCGATTTTATCTTTGTGCCCGATTTTACCCGCTTTGTGTTATTCACGCCCCACCGCAGATGGGGAACATTGCCCCAGTGCAGATATTGTCTGTTAAAGCACTCCTGAATCACAGGCTCAATCTGCATAATGTCGGACGGGCGTACCAGCTTGATATTTTTCTGCTCATCGCTGAAGCCAATCTTCCGCAGGCTTTCCGCAACCAGCGCATAGCGGTGATGGTCGAGCGCAAGCATTTTGACATTGTACCTCCGCATACTGTCCCAGATGTAATTCGCCAGTAAATCGGGATGAATCCCGACATCGTCCACAACCGTAACCTCTCCGCGCTCCGCCCATTCCTTCCAAGGTGCTTTCACACGGTGCAGTGTTTTCGACCTTGCACAAATCCATGCGTGATTGATGTCGAACCTGTCCGCACCTCTACGGAAATGCAAATCCACCGCCGCCCAGTCGTCCAGCTCCGCATAGTCCACGCCTGCAACACAGCTCCATCCTGTCATATCAGGCAGGGGCTTATTTGTTGCCGCTACGTTTTCATATTCCGTAACTGCAATCTCCTTCGCGCCGGAACGGATGCCCATTCGCTTTGTCATGAAATCCCCGTTCTGCTCCGGATGCTCCAGCCACTCCCTGTATTCATCCTCCACCTCTGCATAGAGCTCCGGAAGATATGGCAGGGACGGGTTTGCCATTTGCCAGTTTTCCGGATGATGCACCTGTGCCTTATCATTCAAACAGCAGATGAAGGGCAAAAAACCGTTGTCCGCCTCACCCTCAAAAAGAATCCTGCGTCCTCTCGCTAAATAATCATCCAGAGGGCCGTCGGAAATATCGCCGTTTGAGGTAAAATAGCCACGCCTTGGCTGCGCCACCTTGCCCTGCCCTGTTGTAAAAACCTTGATGTTGTCATAGTTTTCATACTGATGCACCTCGTTGAAGATAACCTTGCCGCTGCGCAAACCGTCTCGCCCCTTGGGGTTGTTGGTATGCCCCTTCATGACACCCTTGTTTTTCCGACCCTGAATGACCTCCTTGGTGTGATAATAGTGTCTGCTCAGCTTCTTTTCCCATTTCGGGTTCTCCAGAACATCCACCAAATCCAACTGCGGTCGCTTCGCTTGGTCCTCATTGTTGGCACAGACATCCACGTCGTAATACTTCACAGGATTGTATGGGCTGATGCTGCACGCACCGTCAAAGGCAATAAAGCCATCCTTCCCTGCGCCACGCCCCACCATGGCAAACACAATCTTCCATCTGGGGCGGTTGTTGGATTTCCAATAGGTGCAGTCCCATAATGCTATCAAAAACTCCTCCCACGGGAACAGCTTTTCAAAACTGAAATACTTCGCCAATCCCAGATATTTTTCCAGTTGCTCTGTGTCCACATAGATTTCCTCCGTCTCAAAGCATTTTCGCACATGGGCGGCAAGGGCTTTCTGCTCCTCGCAGGCAATGCCGTTTTCGACAAGCTCAATGTATTCCAAAATATGCGGATTTAACTCACAGCTCATCATCCTCACCGCCTGCCGCAGCCTTCGCCTTAACAGCCTGATCTTTAAATCCGAGTGCCGCCCAGATGGAAAGCATCTGACTGGAAACTCTCGTTGCAATGGTCAGAGATTTGTTATCCGTGGTGCCCTTCTGGTTCTCGCCATTCTGGTATTCAATGAATACACCGCGTACCGAAATATCATCATTCAGCATCTGTAACCAGCACCAAAGGCGCATATATTCATCCACTTTATCCTTGTATGGCTCCGAAATCAGACCCCTGCTTTCCAGATCATCCTCAAGCTCTTTTTTCAGTGCCTTATATTGTTTTGTTTTTTTATAATCCTTCTTTCCTGCCATCCTTTTTCACCTCTTTTTCGCCATCTACCACACCCTCATGCGCGTATTTTCAATTTTTCTGAATTGTCGCAAGTACAACCCGACCGAGCCAAAATGCCAAAAACCCGTTTTTTTCGAGGGGGGGTATCATATTTTTCAAATCAATCCCACCTCTCCTCGGTGATTGGCTTCACAGTCTTTCCGTATCGGTATCGCACCGTCCGCTCCGGATGCAAGTCCTCATGGCACTGCCTGCATACACTGACAAGCTGCCGCTCCTCTCCATCCCAGATAGATAACGCAAGGTCGGGTCTGTCCTTCAGATGCTTGACATGATGCACAATGTCCGCCCTGCGATACCTGCCCTTTCGCTTGCATATCTGACATTCATGGTTGTCCATCCGAAGAACCTCCGCCCGCAGCTGCTCCCAATCCTTCCAGTGATAGAAGGAATCTACGTTGTCAGCAGAAATCTTCTCCTGTAATTTCAAAAGCTGTTCTCCCGTCATCCGCATCATCCTTCCACAAATAAAAAATCCCGATAAGCATCGTAGCTATCAGGATTTCTTTGGATTTATTTTCATGTTTCTATTGACAACCACGTTATAACGTGGTATAATAATATCATAGAAAGGAGGTGAACGACATGGAGCGTATAAATACAATAGCCAATCTAATCACAGCGATAATCAACCTTGCGACAGCGGTTATCCTGTATAGACTGGCTACAAAGAAATAGGGTTTGGGGCAAAAGCCCCTTACCTTACCCATATCTTACTCCATGTCGAAATATTATGCAACCGTTATCTACAATCATTAGCATCATTGCACTGCTTATTTCTATTGCTGCATTTGTAACAGTTCTCAAGAGAAAGTAAGGAGGCTTCTTGATGAAACTAAGAGCCATCAGACTTGAGAAGGGACTTTCTGTTCCTGCTCTCAGTCGATTAAGCAATGTCCCCGTCCGCACAATCGAAGATATTGAAAAACGCGGCGACTGTAAGGTTTCAACCGCAATACTTCTGGCTGATGCCCTCGAAGTATCTCTTGACACCCTCTGCGCTGCCGACACCGAGAAGGACCGCTGATGCGGTCCTTCTCTTTTTTTCTCCATGGTATTACTATAACACAAAAGTACGTCCCTTTTGTCTCAAATTTTTTTATTTCTTTTTATCCAACAGCCAAAAAAACTTTCTTACTCTCCTGTAGAAGGTTGCCCTGCTATACGGCACACCCAGATACTCCCACGGCACTCCATCCGCTACATTACTGAGGATGTATGTATAGATCTCCGCGTCCGCTTCAATCGCCGTCTGCTCAATCATCTCTAAGTCCCGCTGCAGCTCCGTCCTTCTGATTGCTGTGCTGGCGGTCTTATCCGAAAGCTTGCCGCTACCACCACCGCTGAGCGGAGGTGAACCGACTTCCGTAATCGACCGCAGGAGCGATTGCTTTTCTCTGTATTGACGGCAGAAATATTTTAATTCTCTGTAGCGGTTGCCGGAGATATTGTATCCGTCAAGCTTTAAATCTCTGTCCTTCAATCTATCACCTCCCTCAGAATGGCAAATCATCATCTTCGATTGTCTCATCAATGGGATAGAATCCTTCCTGTTCCGCCAATCCCATTTGCTTTGCAGGCTTATTCTGTGCCGCTGCGGATCTGCTCTGTTCCGCAGGCTTACTTTCCCCGTTCTCCTTCTTACTTTCCGCGAAATACTGCTCCTCCACAATCACATCCGTACTCCAGCGTTTCTTCCCTTCGTTATCCTCCCAACTGCGCACCTGCAACCGTCCGACAATGGAAACCATCTGCCCCTTCTTGAAATATTTTTCCGCAAACTCTCCGACTTTTCCAAATGCCACGCATGGAATAAAATCCGCTTCTGGCTCATCCTTGCGTTTGAATCTACGATTGACTGCAAGAGTATACCTTGCTACTGCTATCGGTTCCATTCCCTGGGAATACCGCACCTCCGGACTTCTCACCAACCGCCCCATCAAAATCACTTTGTTCATATCTGTTGCCCCCTTCTCTTGTAATGGCTTACCGCTGCGCTCTTTCGCTTATCCGCTTCGTGCAGTATGCTTGTCCTTCTGAATCTCTCCAGCTTCTCCGCTTGCCGCTTCCCGTCCCATGCTTTGTATCTTTCGCACGTCCCATGGCAACCGACAGCCCTCTCTTGGCATCCGCAACATGGACAGTCTCTTCCGCTTGTGCTATATGTAATTCCTTTGCCCATGCTCACACCTCCTACAGCAAATAGAACCCACCCGTATCCGCAGGCGTTTGCGTTTTTTTCTGTTCTGCTTCGTCCGACAAATAGTTCCGTCCGATGATTGCCATAAACTCCTCTCTGGTATGGGTTTCCTCAAATTTTCTTTGGCAATCCTGTTTCAGCCGCAAATCGACTTTATGCCCATCCCTTCCATGAACACCCGACGTTCCTCTGTGCCATTCCGGCTTGAGCCACACCCAGAATCCGTGTTTATCTGATATCTGCCGCATTCCTGCGCCGAAATAAATATGGTGCCGCTCCAACGACCCGGTTTCTGTGTCTGTAAAATAGCAGCGTTTCCTTTTCCCCTGCAAAATGGAATAGCTATGACTGCCTGTTCTTGCTCCCTGCATCTGTTTTCTTTCCTCCCTCGTATGCTCCGTAGTCCATGCCGCCCCTACGGACAGCTTTCATATACCGCACCCAGCCGATTTCTGCAAAATAGTCCTCGGTCTGCACAATCACATCAAACCCCTTCGGCGGTCTTAGGGATACTTTTCTTTTGGTTTCCTTGATAACCTCCAGCTTTACTTCCGGCTTTTTCAGATTCCTGCTGGTGCTCCAACGCTTTGCGCCCTTTCTGATATTCTCCTTTGAGAGGTAGCTTGCAAGACGGTTGTCTTTCTGGTTCTTATACAGCTTTTTTATCAGAACTGTACCCTTGCCCCAGACATCTTCTAAAATCTCTGCCGCCTCCTTCATGCTCAGACCTTCAAATCTATTCATCACGACATGATGATGCACACGATTCTTTTTGCCCTGCGTTTCAACCACTGCAATATATTTCAATTTGGAAAATCCATTTTTATTCCGATATCGGTTCAGCCTGTCTCTGAAATTGCTGAATTCCTTTTTCGCCTGTTCCAT